GTTCACCTGCTTCAGGTCTCTCTCAATCTGTCTGATCTTGAGATGGAGTCATATTTGGCGAGCGACATGGTGGCCCGCAGCTTCTGTCGCGTGTCCAGCACGCATCAGTTCATCTCAGATTCGACGATACTGAGCTTCCGGCATTTCATTGAACAATATGGATTGGCTCAAAAATTCCTCGAGCGCACGGAAAATCTGGCCGTAGAGGCTGGAGCTTGTTCTTTTGAAATGGTTGCCGCTGACGGCACTTTTATCGAAGCGCCGTCGTCAACCAAGAACAAGGCTCACGCCCGAGATCTTGAGATGGCTTCAGGCAAGAAGGCCAACACCTGGCATTTCGGGATGAAGGAGCATATTGCCGCGTGTTATGAATCGGGGATCATCTACGGCACGGTCGCCGCACCGGCTAACGAACATGACATTACTCATCTGGGCGACCTTCTGAAGGGCCTTGAGAAGATGGTCTTCCTTGATTCAGGCTACATCGGTTGCGCCAAGCGCACTGAAATTCAGGCGATTCCTTTCAAGGATGTGTCCTGGTACATCGCAGCCAAGCCGAGTGCATGGAAGAAGGAATTATCAATCAGTGAGAATTTCGGAGGCGAACTTGGTCAAGCGCTCGTCGAATGCGTGAACGTAAGACGGCATTTGGAGCATGCGAAAGCA